GTCAATGCCAAGGATGTCACGACGTGCTGAAGGAGGAATCACGAGGAAACGTCCGTCCATTGGTGTGTCAGCGTCGTCCATCAACTTGATCAACTGACGGAAAGCAAGGTCAGTGAACTCGTCACCGGCTTGTACACCGTCTGCCGCATATGCAACAATACCGTTGTCACCATCAATCATGTAAGAGTTAGAGTGAACCCAATCAGTGCCTGCACCGTTGTCGTCACCAAAACGCTTACCAAGTGTGAACAAATCGTCGTCTACTTGCTTAGCCAATGCATAACCTGCATCGTCTGTGTAGAAGCGACGCATTGAATCAAGAGCCTGAACGTCCACGATATCTTCAATCATACGTGAATATTCATAGTGCTTGTCAATGCTGATTTGTACTTCTGTTTCAAGATCAGCTTGAATCTGTACCGCAGTGTTTGCCGCTTTAATAGCCGCTGTACCACGAGTAGGCTTTGGAATGTGAAGAGTGTCACCCTTCTTACCAACCATAGACATTTTGTTTACGATGTTAGCAAGAACGAGGTTCTTCTTGTAGGCCGCAACGATTTCGTCGGACCAAAGCTCTGGGATAAACTTATCCGCATTCGCTAGGTTTACAATGGAATCACTTGATCCCGGAAAAGCTTCTTGACGTGCCATGTTAATCTCCTAAATACTATTTGACACGACCCTCGGCATATGCTTGTCTGATTTCTTCAGCTAGTGACATATAACGCTCTGGGTCTTTTTGCATAAGTTCAATAAGGTCAGCACGACGATACATTTTACGAGCAGGACTTTCACCGGAACCTTTAGAAGTACCGGATGATGCTTCACGAACGGATTGCTTACGCTGTTTCTTTTCTGCCTCAACAGTCATGTTCACAGCATTGCTTCGTTCTTTCCACAAGCTTAATAGCTCATGTGCCGCATCGAAGTCATAATTTTGATCCGCTTGCACTAATAGTTTTTTGCGGATGTTAGACTTCTTAATCCATTCAGAAAACTCAGGTTGCTTTAAAATACCTTCAAAGTCTGGGTGCTCTGATTTTAACTTGGACAATGCTTCTGCTTTCTTTAGTTGCAATGCCATTAATTGAGATTGCTTAACAGAAGGATGGTTGTCTACAAGTCGTTGTACAGCTTCTTTGGGGTTGTCAAAAAAGTCTGACTCGTTAAACTCATTCGTCGTAGCGTGGGCTGTTTGTTGTTGTTGTGTGACGGTTTGCGATTGAATGTAGTCATCGACAACTCGACGCAACTCTCCGACTTCTTGTCCCTGACGTCCAACAAGCTTTTCAGCCTCTTGATGCATAGTGATAATTTCTTTAACAGATTTACCACGATATTTGTCAGGAATGTCGTCTTCCGAAATTTCTTCAGTAGCTTCAGGTTGATCCTCTTCAGGAGCCTTTTCTTGCTCTTCAAAACTTTCGAGTTGTTCGTCTTCGTCGAGCTCTTCAGGCCGCTCGTCAATAAATTTTGCCATATTAAACTCCGTGCCGTAGCATTGTGGAAATTATTTTCTAGCGGCTTTCTCGTGATCTCTTGCCCACTTATCGTCAGCGTCGGGCCATCCGAAGCCGTTGAATTTCGTAGAAATCGGAGAAATTATCCGCTTACTCGTCTCACCGCACTCAGGACATGTAGCAAATTGATCCAAAGAATCAACCCACTGTTCCTCAATGTGGAAACATTCTGTACATTTAAAATCGTACCTACGAATCATTTACCTTCTCTTTCTAAGATAAGTTCGTAAGCGTTTTTAATACTACCGCCAAAGCGTGCTACTCGATGGTAGGCTTCTCTTTGGCCTTTAACATAACTAAGATGTTTTTCATCTTTGATGTCTTCGATACGATGGCTCTGAAGTATTTCTTTTATTTCAGAAATAAACTGCTTCCAACCATCGGAGGCAAACAAATCAAAGTATGTTTCGTAGTATTTTTCTTCTTCTTGCGTCAAAGCATTCTCCTTCCGGTGCTCTATATATGTATATATGATAGCATACTTTTAGTCAAATGTCAAGACTTAGTTGCTAGGTTCTTGCATTTGCTTGTCTACAATTTGTTCTTTGCTTGCTATCTCACGTTCTTTTAAATACAACTCAGCCACTTTAGCTCGGCGTTCAAACTCTTTGTCGTCTGCATCGCCCTCTTTAAGATTCTTAGACAATGCCGCAATCCGCTTAATTTCAACCTCTTGAGGCAGAAGTTGTGTTTCCACTGAATTCTGTTGAATACGAGACTGTGCTTCTTGTGCTTGAGCTTGTAAGGCCGCAATAGCCGCTTGCTCTTTCTGAACCGCAAGTTCAAACTGAGCTTGTTGTTGTTGCTGAGCCTGTGGGTTTGGTTGCATCGCTTGTTGTAATTGCTGAATCATTTGCTCACGATTGCTTAATTGCATGTTATCAATAATGGCCTGCACAAGCATTGGATACATTGGACTATCTTGTCCCATTGTTTGCAGAAGCTGAACAAGCTGTGTCACTTCGTACTCACGTGCAATAATACCCAAGGAGCTTGTAGGTACAAACTTAAAGTCTTGCGCTGGATATTGCTCTGGGTTAAACTGCATGTAACGCCACGCTGTCTTCGTAATAAAAGGAAGCAGGAAGTTTTCTTGGAAGTTAATCAATGTGCGCTTGTGACGCTTAATAATAGCACCCAAAGACATTGAAATACCTGCCGCAGTTGCATCTCCGTTAATGCTTCCGGGAATACCGGCGGCATCAATGGCTCCTGTTGCCATCTGCACCATCTGTTGTAACTGTTGAGACTGTGCAAATGAGGTTTGATCCAAGGCACCAAAGTTAAATGGCTGTAGAATTTCTGATGGATTACCGTTTGTAAGAAGCATCTTGCCGGGGCGTACTTCGGGTTTCATACCACGAGGAAGCCTAGACGCATCAATAGCCATCATAGGATGGATTGTAAGGGCCAATGCGTCAATTCGTGCACGTAGCTCTGTATCGAGTGCTTTTTGGCTGTTGTAGCCCTTCTCACACACTCCACGGCCCCAAAAACGACCCGGTACACCGTCCCAAGGAAAGGCTACAAGAGGGCGATCTCCCATCATATATGGAGTTTTTTCAATTTTTAAAAGCTGACCACCGTTTGCAACCACTACAATGGCTTCGATGTACTTGCTATCCGTGTCCTCAGTGCTTTCGTCGTCTTCTTCACGGGCTTGATTAAACAAATTAGTGGGTACAAGTCCGTAATAACGTGTCAAGCGCACTTTATCTTCGGGATACACTTGTAATTCACGGTCAGGTTCGAGGTCATAGTCTTGATAGGCTACTTCCAGCTCTACATCCCGGTAGTATCCCTTTTCAATATCAAGCTCAACTTGGTGTAATGGGACAAATTCGTCAATCGCTACGCCCAAAGCATCGTCAATACTTGTGGCTACAGGGTCAATCAAAAAGTTTTGTGGCAAAACAGGACGCAATTTAACAACAAAGCGTTCTGATTTCATGACACCAACTGCCTGCATCGCTCCTTCCATAATAGGCTGGGTGGCTGGACGCATTTCGTCTTCTTCTTCGAGCACCAATTCACCCATTCCGGTGCCGTAGATAGCCGCATTCAAAATACATTCTGCAATACTCTTACGGGCTTTGGTGTATTCAAAGTCTTCTTGGAGCTGATTTCGAATTAATTGGATGTCAAAGGGGTTTTGATCTGCTAAGTCGTCTTTAATGTCAAACCACTTACCACGTCCAAATGTTGCTTCCTCTACTTCTGCCACCGAAGATTCAACAGCTTGTTGCAAGGCTGGGCTAATAAGTTTGGACCGCTCAGAGTTTCGCATTGAATCTTCTGCCGCCCAAATGCCACGCCACAGTCTATAGTATTCATCGAAGCGTTCTTGGTAGTTAGAGCGATAATGGTCACGCCATTCTTCACATTTATCAGCTACCCAGCCCTCAACAGTTTGTTGGATAAATTCGTTGTCTGCCATGTTAATATCCTGCCATTTTGTCTAACATTTCAAATTCTTCGTCTTCAAAGTCAACATAGTAGGAAATGTTTGCCAATTGGTCAATGTATGCCAAAGCATCTACTAAGTCGTCATGTACTAAAGGATTTGGGAATTGAAAAAGCTGATCTAAAAACTCTTCATTCCACTCACCCTTATTTAATCGTATCTGATCGTTTTCAAAGCGTCCCTGCAATGCCCACACGATTCGATCAGTTTTCTTTTTATTACCGTGCGTCAACTCTTCGATACGAAAGTATCTCTGACGAGCTTTCATAAGGTCTTTCATATAGGGAAGCACAGCGTTGCGTAGTGCACCCTTTTCAAGTCCAACGGCGATGGGGCGATACTTTTGAACAGCATTAAATATTTTGTTAGCTGTTTTCTTGGTGTCCCAACGTCCGTAAATTAATTCAGCAACCCACCACCCTTCTGTATTCGCTTTTACTACAGCAATACAAGTGGTATCAAGCCTTTTACTTTTGGCAGAATTAGCCATAGCCACATCAGCGAATCCTGCCAAATCGACAGCGATATAATAATCTCCGTCGCTTGGCTCTTCCTCGTCGAACACAACCCAATCTTCTTTAAAAACTTCACTGCCTAAAGCCTCAAAAGATGCCATGAATTCTTGTCTGAATGCATAGCTAGACATTGACTTCTTGGCTGTGTCGATTTCCTCTGGGTCTAACAAAGGATTATCGTAGGACGTAAAGTGCCAAGCCTTGTACGTCTCATCTTTACTTAATTCTGCATACTTGTAAAGTTCGTAAAAGTGATTACGACCCTTTGGTGTTCCAATAAACAAGGCATGGCCTTTTTGGTCAGCCAGTGCAGGACGTAACACTTCCTCCCAGACACTGGGCTTCATATCCGCATATTCGTCCATAACAAGGAACTTAAGGGATACACCACGCATTGTGTCAGGACGGTCTGCGCCCTTCAAAGAAATTGTTGCGCCGTTGATTAATTTAATTTGCATGTTGTTGACATGACTGCTTGCAACCACCGGATGAGCAAGCTCAAGCAACACACCCCACATAATATCACGAGCCTGACCTTGTGTAGGCGCAACATAAAACACATGGCCTCGCTCAGACTGCAAAGCATTTAATATTAACATCCAAGCCGCCAATCTGGACTTACCACATCGACGACCTGCGGCTACCACCTTAAATCGTTTGGCGGTATTAAACACATCTTGTTGCCAAGGAAGTAGTTCTACTTTTAAGTCTGTCATTTCATCGCATTAAAAATTGACTGACGAATATCATCTCCGGGATACACAGGATCTAAAGGGCTTGGCTCAAAATTGTTCTGCTCTTCTAATGCTTCTACGATGTCAGCTTGTTGGGCCTCATCGGACTGAAAGATGTCGTAGAGTGTTTCTCTCAGCCCTTGGAAAAATTTCCAGTACGTTCTGCGTCTGCAGGCACCTCTGATGGATCTTCAAAGGCAATTAAGCTTCCTGTTCCGCTTTTCATCATTTGATCTAAGATTTCTCGTGTTGTGTTTGCAGATGCTACACGTCGATCTAAATGAGGCTTACCCGGACGAAGAATACGCTCTGAAAACATCTTAGTAGCTTCTTCAACATCACCACCCTCAAAAGCTTCTTGCACCTTTGCTACATTACCATAGCCCATATACTCAGCACCGGGAGCATAAGCACCTGTCACTGAATCAATCATAAAGTCTAATTGGTTTTTAATGCT